CAGCCTTGATAAGCTGTTGACCAGCACCAGGTGCGTAACTCCATATGGTGTAGAATACTGCTACATCATCATGTTCTGGATCTGCCAAGGCAACTAGGTCTTGCTCATCCTTAGGAATGTCCTTGAGCCACTGCATACAAGTAGCTGCCAATACTTCTTCTCCTGCTTTAAGGATAAGAATTTCAGCAAGATCATTTACTCGTTGCTCAAGAGGAATATGCGGACGAACTGGATCGTCCTTGATAACTTTTACAAGTGGATCGTTGATGTCGGTGATGTGGTGCAGTTCCATGGCAGTCTTCCTAGTATTATATGCGTATTTATTATAACACTAAGAAAAACTTATTACAAGAGGATTACACCATGTCATCACCAGGTAAGTTGTTCAAAAGTTCACGAAGTTTTGTTGATTCAACTTTTGCTTGAACTTTTGGTGCTGAACTAAGACTGTTAGGATCAAGTTCTCCCGTTGAAGGATCTACTACTGTTTGACGTTGTTTAATTTGATTAAGTAGACTGCTACCAGCACTTTGAGCACCGCTGCCGTAACTGTCTTCGTCTGCTAGATCAGTAATTCTTAAACTATCAATGTTGAATTCCAAATCAATTTTTTGTCCAACACCGCTTGAACTACGTGTTTTCATTAACTGTATTTGATAGCGTCCACGTTCACGCATAGCTCTAGAGGTAAAGATACCAAACACGTTATCTGCTGTTTGGATCTTACTTAAACCTCCCGAGATATGACTATGATCGAACTCAACTTCTTCAACTGCTCCACGATTTAACTGAGCCGCTGTTACACAAATACATTGTTTCTCCATTGCTAGATTACGCAACTCTTCTGACACATATTTGTCTTTAACAAACAAGTTTTCTGCACTAATCTTTTTACCAATGGGCATCAGCAAGTCCAAGTAGTCTACTAATAGTACATCTACTCGACGCTCCATTTTGATTTCATACTCTTTCATATAGGAACGTATGTCATTTACGGTCTTCCCAGACGGCATATACTTGACTTGAAACTGTCCTGATTTTTTACCAATCATCTTAACTTTCATTTCAACATCGTCGATGTTTTTAAACACTTCCTTAGTTGGCATGCCAGTTAACATAGCATCCATACGCATGGACACTAATTCTTCGCTAAGTTCTAGACTTAGATATACAACATTTAAACCTTGTAGTGCCCAGTTTAGGCCAAGGTTAGCAAGAAAGAGGGATTTACCAGCACCGGATCCACCGGCAAAAATGTTAAGTTCTCCACGGTTCATACCTCCAAATAATTTGTCATCGATAGCTTTCCAACCTGTACTAATCTGGCCATTTTTATCTTTAATACGCAATAGTCTAGCACGAGGATCTAGAAAATAATCTGTACCCATGTCTTTTTGTAGACCAATTTGTACAGCCTTTTTAATTTTATCTTCTACACTACCATACTCGCCTTTTTCTAACATGTCTGCTGATTCTAAGATTGCTTTTTCAAGACCTTTGTGTCTAGTAAATGTTTCAAAGTCGTTGAGTAACCAATCAAAATGTTCTTCCCTCAAATCATGTGGAACTTTAAAATCAACACCTGTGGCGGCATTAACAATGTCCTGTGTTGGAACAACATTGTGTTCTTTGACATAGTTGTTGATAAAATCTGCCGCTGTTTGAAGTTTGCGATCAAATAATGAATGATCAAAGATAGCCTGACATCGACTGAACGTTGCCGCATCTGCCAGCATCATTTCCAAATAAACTTTCTGTATTTCGTATCCGTAATCTATATTTTGTTTCATTATAATATTATACTGTCTAATTAAAAACTTTCACATCATATTGAGCTTGAAAGTTTCTTGCATCCACATGATCATTAACCATCGGACGACCTTTGATATTAAGACTAGTGTTTAGTAGCATAGGGCATCCAGTCTTGTTATGCCACAATTCTAAGAGTTTTCTAAATGGGCTTCCATCGTTTGGTACAGTTTGTACACGGCTAGTTCCATCACGATGAACGATGGCAGGATAAAGCTCAGGATTCCTACAACGAGCGACCACTTGCATATACCTACTACTAGTCCAACCATAAGGCATATCAAAAAACTCTTTAACATGTTCTTCAAGTATTGCTGGACCAAAAGGTCTAAATTCTTGTCTTTGTTTAATTGCATTTACACGATCTTTTATGTCTGACCCTCTTGGATCTGCTAGTAGACTGCGGTTGCCTAATGCCCTTGGACCAAACTCTGCTCGTCCTCTCGCCAACCCACAAATTTTGTTTTCTATTAGATAATCTACTATTTCTTCGTTAGTATCCTTACTGCCCATGTCATTTCCTAAGAAAGGATCAGTCCAGTCAGTATATGCTCTCCAATGAGGTTTTTTGGCCAGTACTGCACCAATGGCGCTACCTGCATCACCTGGGTTAGGGTATATCCAAGTGTTCTTAAAAAATTTTCCTGTTAATCTATTTGCAAGACAATTTAAAGCACAGCCGCCCATGAGTACAAGATTGTCGCTGGGATTTAAATCATACGCATAGTGTAGAGTTTTTATAAACAAATCTTCATATACTGCCTGTGTAGCTGCCGCAATTTCAAAACTGTCTTTTACAGTTAAATCTGGACGCCAATCTAAACAACCTCTGTGTAGGTTCTTTCTAAGCCAAACTAGTCCACCTATATCCCATGTAGGTATGCTAATAAAATCTTTATACATATCTGCATACAATTTGTTTGCATCACCGTAAGCACTCATGCCCATCAGGATATATTCATCTTCATTAGGTTTTAGTCCTACTCTCTGTGTCATCGCACTATAAAATAATCCAATGCTGTTTGGATAATCTAAGCTGTATATTTTTTTAAGTTTATTATCTTTTGCTCGCCAAATTGACAATGTTTCATATTCACCAATAGCATCAATTACCACAACAGTAGCATCATTATATGGACTAGTAAAATAACCAAGAGCGGCATGAGTGTGATGATGAGAATTATAATATATGGGTGCATTTATATCGTACTTAGCCAAATACTTTTTAATATTATTCTCACTCCAGCGCCAGCCTTGCCCTGCTTCTAGTTGTCTAAAAGTTTTGACTAAAGGTCTTTCATACCAATAGATTTGATCAGGATTGCCCCATCGTTGTTTTGCAAATTCAACTAGTGTATGGCTTAAATTTTTATCATTTTTAACCTTACTGAATCGTTCTGCATGGCTAGCAAATGCCAATTTTTCATCACAAAATACAGCTAATGCTGCATCGTGACTGTTACCCGATATGCCCCATGTAATCATTTGTATATGAACGGATCCCGTTTTCTTAGTTCTTCAAGACGTTTTTTAAATGCTTGCCTTTGTTTCCACCATGCTATCGGTTTCAATATAAACTCAATTATAGCTTTCATTCTATTTCCTTAAACCACTTCTTTGCCTTAAGTTGTATCTTAAGACTGTTTGATTCTTTTGCTGATATAATTAGGTATAGTGTTGCTAGACGACCTAATTTGATTATAGCATCATTTACGTCTTTAACATTATCGGGCCAATCTGGCATACTTACACTCCAGCCATATTCTAGTGCTTGTTCTACTGTACGTGGGCCTTCGTGGTCTCTGTCTGGGACTAAGATAATTTCTTTTCCTAGCTGTTTCAACAGCCAGTTTTGACTGTCTTTAATTTCTGCACCAAGTAGCGCACACCCATCAATACTTAGCGCATCAAATGGTCCTTCACATACAATTACGAACTGACGATCTTGCGGATTTTGACGGTCTAAATTAAACACATAACCAGGTTGTTGTTCGCTTATAAATTTAGGTTTAGCATCATTAGTAGCACGAGCAGTATAGCCTACAACTACACCGTCTTTATAAAAAGGAATAATAATTCTATTTTTAAAACCAATTTTGTTTGTCCAATAAAAGGGATAACTGTATGGATCTATTCCTCTTACGTTTCTTAAATAACAAAATGCGTTGATAAGTTCTTGATCAGTATTTTCCCAACCTTGTAGTTCAATCCAAGTACTCCACTCTTCTAAACTTTTTGCATCCATTGGCAAAGCACGTTCATCAAATTTAGGAATAATTTGTCTTACTGTTGCACTTCCATTTTCATTTAATCTTAATGCTTCTAATCGCAATTGACTAATAATATCGTCAGGCATATTGAGCAAACGCATAAGTTTGTTCATTTTTTGACTTATTGTCCTGCCCGGTTGCCAACTGGCTTTAAATCCGCAATTGAAACAATGATAAGAAACGGCATCGCCAGCATTCATAATAAATCCGCCTCGTTGTCGTTTATCGCTACAACAAGGGGCATTGAAACTTATCCAACCGCTTGGAGTTGTTTTTCTTTTTGCAGGTAAGAAAGTTAAGAGTGTATCGGCTATGAGGCTCATAGCACTATTATACTTAACTAACAGTTACTTTGTCAACGGTTCCGGTAATATTTGTTCCGGTAACAATATAATTGGCTGTACCGTTTGCAGCAGTACCAGATGTAGTAATTCCATTTATTGAACTTACACTATAACTTGAAGGATATGTTCCAGATGAGCCTTCAACAGATGTAACTGTAATTATCAAATCATTTATACCATCTACACCGCCCACTGCACTACCCAAAACTTTTATTTGGCTTCCTACAGCATAGCCGGTGCCGCCTGCTCTAATACTAACAGTATAGACGTTTGATTCGATATTGACATTAAAACTAGCACCAACACCATTTGAACGAGGTGTAGTATAACTAATTCTATAATATTTGTAATCACCAATTTGATTATTAGAACTTGTCCAAGTACCAGTAAAATCTTCAAATGTGTAAGAATCTATATAAGGAGTTCGTTTCCAAGCTTCGGTATTCAATGTACTTTGTTCAGTTGCTTCTAACCAAACACTACCAGTGAATCCGATAAGGCTAACATCAAAACTTATAGTTTCTGTTTTAGCTGCTTCGTAAAATGTTGCAGGAATGGCACTTGAATGATATGTAGGATGACCGTTTAAATCTATTTCTGCTGTAAAAGTTTTGTAGATCCTGTCGTTTCTAAACGTAGGCATAGCGTTGCCAACTAACTCCATTTTGCCAGTTGCACCAAAACGACTATCTCCGTATAGTAACACATCGTTACCGTCTTTGGCCGCTGTTACACTATAAGTTAAGTACTGATCTGATAACTCTACTAAATCTTCCTGTGGGATCGTAACTGAAGCAATTCCTTTAAGGGTTGGGTGTGGAGTAACAGTATAAGGGCTGTTAGGAAGTGCTTGTCCAGATGCGTCCATAACATTCATTTCTATGTTATTGATTACAGGATCTGTAACTAGTTCTAGTCTTTTTTGATCGGCATTTTTAATGTCGAACTCTAAGGTATTATCAATACCGTTATAAATTTTTACGATTCTCTGATACACGTTTGTATACTCCACATTAAATCCTGCCAAATCGGCTAATAGTTCAATTCTATTTGGATATAAATAACTTGAAATTTTTTGCATTTGGCGTAACCCTTATTGTATATTTATGGCAAAACTAAGAGACGATATTGAACAAAATTTACCCTTTATAAGCGTATTAAACTACGGAGACGAGGAATACGTAGGCATTATAATCAACCAGGACCAGTATGTTACTAGTTTTTACGATTTAAATGCAATTAGGGATCCGCAAGAAAAAACCCTATTTTTAGAAATAGGAGAAATTTGGTGGTGGGAGTCAAATCGTCAATTCCCAATTAGTATAATTTGTAGAGATCAAATCAAACCCTTTGCGTATGCTATCCGCACATTTAATAGCAAAGATGTCAGAATTATACTAGGACCAGTTGTTAATTTAATGAACTTAACAATGAAGCGAGTTAAACGAAAATCAGTTCAACTTGTTAGAAAAACACGTTAACTATATCCGTAACTGACTGATTCACAAATTAAATTCATTTGTACAACAATTACGTGGGCATAAGCAACCGCATGTGCTTTTTTAAAGTAATATTCATCATTCTCTGGTTTCGTCCAGATCTCCGTCATCACCGTAGTCCAATCTTTCCCAATCAGATAACGTTTCGCGGGTCTGATCATCGCTAGTACTGCTGCCAATTCTTCTATAGACTTTGGCGCCATTTGTCTTAGAATAGACCCATGCCCATTCACATGGAACAATAAGTTCACGAAATCGTCTTGCAACAGTAAATCCCATAGTGGTTCAGTCTCCATTAGTTGTTTAAGGTGTTCTCGATTTTTAACACCTTCATAGACACTAACATTCAAAAAGTCTATCTTGAAATAACCTCTATCTTCTGCTTCTTTATAATCTATTGTACTTATTCCAGTTAGCGGATTGTACGGAATAGAAGTACAATATATGCCAGTATTGTGCTTCTTAAAAGTACTATTTTCTTCTATAGTCGCAGTTACATGTTTAAAATGTTCAAGTGCTTTTGATCTATCTGCAAAGTCAATATCAATATCAGGCATCTTTTATTTTCCTCCAACTGGATTTTCCTATCGTCGGATAACCGATATATTCTTCACCTGTTTCCATATCAACCAACTTGTATTTTTCTGGGCATCTTGTATATACTGTTAGTGTTACAGGCAACTCCATCTCTTTTACTTCACTACCATCTTTTAGTTTCCGAGTTTTCATATATTCGATTCCTTGACAACTTGTTTGACCAACTCAGTATCAGCAGGTAATTTTTTAAATTTGTTTAACCAAAACGGAACGTCGATAATATTACCGATCGCCAATAACTGCTCGTCGTTAAATTTTTGCAGCATCTCTTTTCCGTTCTTACTGTTTAATATAAGCCATGGGCTCACTTTACCATCTTTAATATCATATGTTGCTCTACTTAAACTAACATACAAGAAATAATGATTCCATACACTAGAATTATTCTCAGCCCAGTCCATCATATGTTTTATACTGCGCTCTAATGCTACTTCTACTGGTTCATTTTTAATGAGATGTAATACATATTTTTCGTATAATTCATCTCGACACCAATGATCTAATTTGACTCCGCTACGCACTACATAATCTATGAACTTATCTGGATAAAGAGGGTTGACGTTACTAACAAAGCTACCAAACTTAACAAAAGCATTGTAATAAGGACTTCTAGCAAACTCATCATATGTTTTTTCATGTTTTGAATTTTGACTAATTTTATAAAATCTGTTGTAAGTATCAAAGCCTAAGACAACATGTCTTTCAGTTTTAGCCAGTGCTCGCCGTTTTTGTTCGCAAACATGTACCGCTAAAGTTTTTTCTTTAGTAAATTTATTATTGCAGTATTGACAAGTATACGACTGACTTATTAAAGACATCATTTAAATTTTTTCGCAATTAATGAATCTTCCATCCCATGTTTTCTAGCCAAGTCTTTTAGATCTTTGTCTGTGGTTAACTTAGCCAATAGTTCAATTTCGTCTATTTTTTTATTAGGATAAATTTCAGTTAAGAATTTTACTTTTTTACTATCGCTACCTGTTTTCTTTTTGTTACCTATCCATTCATGGTAAAATTGTGTCTTGCCATCATAACTGCACATACATAACAATAGCCAAAGTAACTTAGGATGTTTTTGTAAATCATTCCAGTTTTTATTAAAGTATTCATTGACTGTCAATACAAAGTGTTGTTGAATTTCAGTATTAGATGTTTTTGCATTGCTAATATATCTGTTAAGAATAAAAAATTCACTCTTTAGACTTTTTTGTTGATCAGGTTCCATAGCATCCCACAACTCGCGGATGTTTTGATCGACTGCTTGAATTTTTTCTTTTAATTCAATTTTTTCACTCATCTTTTGGCCTCAATACAGCATCAAACGCCATTACAGTTCGATGTCCTGTGCCCTTCCATGGATAAACAGTATGCGGGATATGACTTGGGAATAAAATAACTGCACCTTGTTGCGGAGTAAATTTCCAAGTATCGTTCATAATAAACTTTGTTATGTCTTTTGTTTGTGGCATTCTAAAAAGAATTTGTCCATCACTAGGAAGTTTATCTAAATCAAAATCAGGAACTTTAATGTAGATATTGCCGCTTAAATTGCCAGCAGGGTGACTGTGCATTTCTTGATACTGTCCTGGTCCTTGCTGTATAGTCCAAATACTATTAATTACAGGCTTACAATATTTTAATTCATCTGTGCCACATTGTGCAGTTACGAGTTCCATATATCCAACGCACAGTTCTTCAAGATATTTTACTAACCAGCCAACATCTAAACCTAATTCGTTGGGATAAACTTGAACCTGTTGTCCTCCTCTGATACTAAGTGCAGGATTGCCCGAGTCATTAAGTTCAGGATGACCGTGCAACGTTTCTGCCAAATTGTAAATTTGACTAAATGTACCTGCTGGCACTTGATCAATAGCCATTATTGTTGGAGCAAAATATGCAACTTTCAAACTCATTCTAATTTTTCCTTACTCAATTTATATAACATTATAACACGGTCCAATGCTTTTTGTAAAGCAGGATTGGTTTCTGATTCTTTCAGAATATCGTTCCAAATTGTAAAATTTCTTCGTTCAGGAGATGAATCTAAGTCATAACCAATAACTTTTCTAGTAGACGGATCTGACCCAAGTTCTCTAGCATACACTTGGCCGTTGGCTCTCTCGTAGACATACGTAGCACCGGGTTTAAGACTTCCCATCTCGTTTCTCCGGTTTTACAATACCGTACTGATCATAAATCCATTGAATAAATTGTTCAATATCTTTGTTTGGGTACGGGTACGCTTTATATGCGATTGTGATTCTTTCTAACCAATCTTTATCAATCATAGTATCTTGTCTAATTGTATAATTTCACTTTGTCTGCTTATTTCTTTAACAAAGTAAGCACAATTTGGCTTTTCTTGGAATCTTGTTGGGATGGCCAACAATTGGCCGTTTTTCATTTTAGGAAAATACCATTTAACGTCGTTGTAAAAATTTATTATTTCAATTTTTTTAAACTCAACTCTAAAACTACTTAGTGGATTAAAGCATAGTGCTTCAAATCCTCTGTCATTTAGACTAGTTAATGGTAAAATTTCTATATCACTTGCTGCTGTGCTATCACCTACTGCTATACTCCAATCAATTGGCATAGTTACTTCATCTTCACCTATTCTTAATACCATTGCGGGACTATTAAATGATTCTAAGAATATCAAAGGCATGAAGAAAAAATCTGGATTGCTTGGATCACTGTTGTCTAATACAGCAAATCTTGTATTTTCATCTACTTCGTCTGGTAAATTGTTTAAACTGAATGTTACGTTGTCTAGTGTTAATATCTGCATAGTTCCTTACTTAGTCCAGTCCGTTTTTTCTAATGTGAACGGATACTTGGCTTCCTTATAAAATTTCTTTCGCTCTGTTAAGTGTCGCTTGGCGTACTTGCAGGTGCTTGTGATGTCCCATATCTGAACGAAGTCCTTGTCTTCTGCTTTTCTAATACCTCGCCCAATGCTCTGTATAACGCGGACAAAGCTCTTTCCGGGCTCAAGAAGAACCAAATTAAAAATCCGAGGGATATTAATACCAACAGCGGCCACACCGTAAGTCGCCACAATAATCTTTTCATTACTAGTTTTAACTTCATCATATTCTTCTTTCCTATCTTTTGTCTTTACTTCTCCTGAAATGAATACTGATCCTTCTAATTCATTTACTAGGAATTTGCCTGAGTCTATTCTGTTTACGAGTACTAGTGTGTTGCCTGATTCACTGATTTGTCTTATTAAGTTACTAATATACAACATTCTGTTCTCGTCTGTCACGAGATATTTTAATTCTTCTGCATAGCTTCTAAATTCTGGAAGATCTATCATCTGAACTACATTTACATGGCAGTTAGATAACACACCCATCTCTTGTAATTCGTGTGCTTTAATTCCACCTATTACTGGACCAATGCTGGCAAAAATTTGTTCGTGTTCATATTTTTCTTTTGGAACAGTTCCAGTTAACCCCCACCGAATGGGTGCATTACATAAGTTTTGTGTTAAAAGATTACGCAAGACATCGGCTTTTGCCATGTGAACTTCGTCGACAATAACTGTTTTGACACCGTCGAGAAATTCTGCAAGTGTTACGATTTCATGCTCTTGATTTTTAGATTTTTTGTCTAAAATGTTTAGACTTTGCCAAGTGCAAATTGTATGTGTCTTATTAAGATCTTTGCGATCACCGTAATAGACTCCAACATCTAAATCGCAATTTATAAAATCTTCTTCTGTTTGTTCTACAAGACTTTTATTTGGTACAATAGTGATTGTACGCCCATATTTCTCACAAACTTGTGCTAAAGTAGCGGTTGTAATTGTTTTGCCAGCACCTGTTGCAATTTCTTGTATACTTTGCGGATTTTCTAAAAATTTATTAATTGCATCGACTTGATAATCTCTTAACATGATTGGTTCACCGGCAAACTGATGACCTTTAGGCCATACTTTACCTTGATCTGCCCAATATGTTTCTGTTATTTTTGGAAACGAGATTGCAGATGTTGAGCGAAGATCTTCTAACTCGTCAACACTGATATTTAGATTAGATAATATAGGTAATATTGTTTCTAACTGGTTCAAATAGCCGTTGCCGCCGAGGCCAAATAAACTAACCATGCCATCCCACCGACCTAACTTATACGCAGGATGATATCGTGCATAAGGAATTTCATATTTAAAGGTGTTAGCTAATTTTTTACGAGCATCTAGCGGTAAACCTTCAAATTTAATATTAACTTCGTCTTTTATAACTAATTTGACAGCCATAAATTTCCTGTTTCAATCAGCGGTTGCGAGTCTGTATAAGAAATTACCAAGTCGCAACAATTTGCATACGCCGCTGTTTTTGTTTGTTTTATAGAATTTCCAATAGAAATAACACTCATTGGTTTCCATGCATTTTTTAGGAAAAATTTTGGAATTTTTCCGTTTTGCACACCTACAATTTTTGTTTTTTCATCGAGCTGTACGTTGTATTGATGATCAGCAATAAATTTATTGAACTGAGTTCCTTGTTCGTCGTTGGGTAATCTAAAGTATATTCCAACACCTTCAAAAATTCCATTTTTTTCTAAATTTTCGTGGAGATTTTTGAGGTCTTCAAAACATCTTTTATAATCGTTGTGATCAAAAATAACTAATGCTGGTAATCTTTTTAATTTTAACAGACTTGAAAAAATTTCGTCAAGGCTTGTTTCTGATCTATTGATCCATACCTTGTTACTTTTTCTAAAAGCAATTTTTTCGGTCAAATTTTCCGGTAAATTTTCAGTATTTTCATCATTTTCTAAAAAATACTGATATCGCATACTTCTGTCTTTAATAATGTTTTGATCAATTGGCGTTTCAAGGCCGAGGTCTTGAGTTATTGCTTTTTGAAAATTTGCATGTGAAAAGTTTGTCAGCAAAAATTGACTTTTGACCTCAATTTTTGACCAAGATTTTATGGTTTTGTAAAAATCGTGAATTTTTTCTTCAATTTCAAAACCATGCGGTTCAAAAGTTTCATAAAGTTTTACAATATTTTTTTCAGTAAGGTCGGCCCGATAAATTTTTCCAGAGTTAATTTGACTCAGACCTGAAACTTCCTTCCAGATACCAGTGATCAACTTACGTAAAGGTGAAGAAAATGCAAATTCTATGACAATGCAAAGATCATCAGTTGACAAGTACATTTTTTTAGTCTTGTCAATTGGTCTAAATGGTTTTGACCAACTAGGTGAAGAAATAACTGCTTTTACTTCTTCTGAAAAATCACCAAAATTTTCCAAATTTTCGTGAAAAATCTTTAAGAGCAATCTTCCTTGATTTTCTGTGATAAAATTTGGAGACAAAATTATTTTGCCTAAACTTTTCATCACTTTCATGTCGCGAGATTTAATTACTCTGATATTTTCTTCAGGGCCATTGATAATTTGTAAGAGTATTTTGTCTACTGTTGTCATAATTATACTATACACAAGTTGTTAACACAAGTCAATACCTTATAGAAAAAAATAGGCCTCAATATTATTTAAGACCTATGGTTGACCTTTTGGACAAATCAGTCTTTGCGTTCAATGTCGTCTTCTGTACATTCGGTCCCAAATTGTATTTCAACAATTCGGCATGGAATTTCGTACGGGTTAGATAACTTGTGCCAATTACCTTGTGGAATGAATGTATGGCAATGTTCATTCATTAAAGTAACCGGTCCGCTGTCGCTAACTACTTGGCACATACCATGCGATACTAACCAATACTCACTTCTTTTAAAATGTCGTTGCATACTAAGGCTTTGTCCGGGGTTAATTGTTAACTCCTTAACTTTTGTTCCGGAAACTTCATGTAAAACTCTGTAATAGCCCCATGGTCGTTCTGTTTTAGGAGCTTTCCATTCTTCTAAAATCCAACTTGATGAGTTCTTTTTGTTTTCTCCGCCTACACCAAATTTAAAAATTACATCTGGTATAACTGCTTCGGGTATATTTTCTGCCGTCCTATCGCCACCGTTAGCAAAAATGATTTGATCTTTTGGAAAAAGTTGTTGAACATTTTTTATAGCTTCAATTGCAGAATTATCGTCATCGTTAAATAAAATTATCCCGTCAACCATTCTTAAATTTTCAATAATGGCAACACGTTCGTGACAGGGCATAAATGCACGACCTTTTTTGCGACTTAGCCATGCATCGCTATTAAGTCCAACAATTAATTTGTCCCCAAGATTTTTTGCGGCTTTAAAATACTCAATATGTCCGCTATGTAATGGGTCAAAACCGCCCGTTACAAGAACTATTTTCATAAACTAGCATCTTCCATGCCGGCAACACGTAATTTTACAATATTTGTAAGTTGCCATTGTTTTTGATCCAATGCTTTAGTAATGCCAAGCCATTTATTTCTCAGTAAGGCAAATTCGTTGATAATTTTTTCAAAATCAACTACATCTGCCTCACCTTCGACAAATTTTTCGCAATCTCTGCTACTAAGTGCTCGCTGATAATTTTCTAAATATTTTCGAAAATGACTACTCTTAAGTCGGCGAAGTTCAATGTTTAGATATTCTAAAATTGCTTCAATTTCTTGTAGTTGACTAAATCGTTGTTCAACTATTCCTGGCATAGATGCTGCTGCTTTTTCAACATTTCCTGTGATTCGACACTCTTTACGTGCTTCGTCAAGTTCTCCGTTAAAATATTCAACAGCATCTGGGATATAAGAAATATCTTTTGCAATTTTAGCGTACCACATTAAAAATCTAGTTCCTTATAGTCGTCATCATCTTCAACTTCTTCGTCAAGATAGTAGTCGATAGCTGAATCTAGGGTTTCATCAACTCCAGTTGCATTTTGCAACACTTTGTCGCTAACTCCGTGATCAGCTAGAAGGTCTACATACCTCTCAGCAACAAGTTCTAATTGTTTTTTATCAATATAGTCTGCAAACAGCAACCAGATATCACCAATTTGTGTTTCATTCAACATTTTCAGGATTCTCCTCAGGAACAGAAACGTTATTAACAGTTTTGATATGGAATTTTTCCATTATCATATCTAATTTATCATCTTTCCATTCTTTTCGGTAGAATTTGAATTCCTCGCCTGTTTCTGGATCAACCCATTTGAGTCTGTTGCCTTCTTGTTTAAGTAAACCTTCCTTCTCACAAAGATCAACCATGCCTGAATACGGATTCATCCCTGTTTCATAAGGAATTTTAATCTGTACTGACTCAAAAGGCTTTGCATAACGAGTTTTCATGATCTTACATGCTGCACGAATACCATTTACTTCGCTAGTCTTGTTACCATCCTCAT